TTATTCTTTGGCGGAGTATCTACTAATACTTCTATGTTGTTACCCTTGACAAGGGTTTTAAGTTTGACTTTTTTTAGGAACGCCAATATCGCAGGCTCTGGAGCCTCTTGGATTACTGTGCTTTCTACTATATCTCTAATTTTCATGATATAGTATTTATCTGCGTTCTATATCTTCTTCTACGCAGGCAATACCATACTGGATTTCAACTATTTTACAGAGTGTATCGGTGGGATTGTGTAGTTTATGCCAACACTCAGCTTTGATCGTAAACTGATCGTGTCGTTTAAGTTTAATGTGACTTTTAGTAGTAGCATCTTCAAAGTCTACAGTACATGCGCCTTCTGCTACATGCCAGTGTTCGTCACGATCATAATGTCGTTGCATGGTTAGGCTTTGCCTTGGATTAATAGTGAGTTCTTTTACTTTGGTGCCCGGAACTTCATGTAAGACACGATAATAACCCCAGGGACGAATTGTTTTGGGGGCTTTATATTCTTCAAGGATCCAACTACTTGAATTCTTTTTATTATAACCGCCTACACCAAATTCAAACTTAACATCTGGTTCTGACATTTCTGGGATATTATCTGCTGTACGATCACCACCGTTAGCAAAGATGATTTCGCTGTTAGGATACATGGTTTTAACATTACGTATGGCTTCGATAGCGTGATCTTCTGCGTCGTTAAACAAGATACAGTGATCTACCATGCGGAGATTTTCAATGATCTGCACACGCTCATAGCTGGGCATGAACTCGCGGCCTTTTTTACGTTGTAGCCAGCTGTCGCTGTTTACTCCAACTACTAGGATGTCACCTAGACGACGAGCCTCACGGAAATATTCAATATGTCCAGAATGTATAGGGTCAAACCCCCCTGTAACTAAAACAACTCTATTTACCATGCTTATAGCTCTTCCTGGTAGGAGGTGTGCTTTTGATTGTTAATGGTTTAAGTATTCTAGTTTCTTTTGAAGCAGGATTAGCTTGGACTACTGTAGATTTGTCAGATTTGGTTGTTTCGTTAAATATCCCAGTAGTGTCTGTGGGTGCCGGAAATTCCATCTTCGTACTTTGATAGTCAATAAAATAAAGTTCTTTGTCTAGCCAAGGCATGCAAATTTCTTCTTGCTTGAGATACCCGTTAGCATTGATGCTATCAACTATTGTAGGATGTAGCAAATTTTTGTCAGCTAGATCATACCAGGTGGTAGTCAGTGGGTCCATTGGCGCTATATCAGTTTTATATACAGCCATGTTAATCCATGGATCTTGGAATTTCTTTAATAGGTATGCGTCACGACAGTCAAATCCATTGACTGCTAACATGTAGATTAAGTTAATTGGATTATAGTGGAAGTAGCACCCGCTATATCCTCTACTGTAATGCCGATTGTATTCTATACCAGTATGTTGTGGAACGCTTAATAATAGCATACCATTAACAGTCATGTAACTGTTCCATAACCGGATAGTTTCTAGAGGATTTATGCTGTACTGCAAACTATCATGCGCCCAGATTAGATCTATGCTGACTGGGAATAGGATCGGTCGATCATAGATGTCATGAATCTTGTGTATATTCTTGAGATTAGGAACCTGTGCTAGCCTGTCCTTGTTATTATCAACAGCAAAGCAATTGAAGTTATAGGGCTCTGGTGGATTATCGTTATTTTCTAAGGTGGCCCACCAGGTGATGTCTTCACCTGTGCCGCACCCCAGATCTGCAACATGACGTATGCTTTCTAAAAACATGTCATACTGACGTACGGTTTCTAATATAGATAAACTGTGTCTAGCCAATTGATGCGTCCTCCATACCAGCTGTACGTAAACGGGTCACGTGACCCAGCATAAAATTCTTGCTTTCAAGTCCTTTCATGATGCCTAACCAACGATTACGCAGTAATGCGACTTCGTTGATGATAGTTTCAAAGTCAATGACTTCATCCTCGCCATCAACATATTTTTCTACGTCACGACTTGTTAAAGCACGTTGATAGTTTTCTAAGTATTTCTTAAAGTGTTTAGTACGTATCTTGCGTAGTTGAATATTTAGATAGTTGAGAACCGCTTCAATCTCTTGTAACTGATTAAAGCGTCGTTCAGTAATACCGGGCAGGCCAGCAAGATTCTTTTCTATGTTTCCATAGACCCCAACTTCTGTTTTAGCTTCATCCAGTTCTTTTTCATAATGATCAATGAAATCAGGAATACTGCCTAAACTTGCAACTACACGACTATACCACATTAATAATCATCACCGTCATCTTCTTCCTCGGCGATTGCTTCATCTTCTTCATCGCCGAGATACTCTTTAACTGCTCGCTTAAGATAAGCATCAGTACCACCAAAGGCTTTGATATCGCGCTCTAAAATATTATGATCTGCCACAACGCTAATTACATGATCGGCAGCTGCTTGGCGATCCTTGGGATTGATATACTCTTTACAGGTTAACCAAACTTCACTTAATGCATCTAATTCAATGGTCATGCTTCATTCCTCAGTGTGTTAAAATAGGTATAACTTTATTTTTCTTTTTCTCTTTGGCCGCCTTCATATTTGCGGTAAACTCTTCAACATATAATTCTATATATACTAAATTATCGATACTCATCGGATATCTCAATTCTGTTAACAATTTTGACATTTCAATATATCGTCGAAGTCTTTCTTTAACAGTTAATGTGGGGTTAACCCCAACAGTCCAATTACTAATGTTAGAATATTGTGTATTGTGTATTTCTATTCCTAATTCGTCAAACTTCTCCCACAATGGTGTATTTGTATAAAGTACTGTAGTGCCGCCCATACTTGTACCAATGATGGTACTATCTATTAGATATTTTTGATTCTTTTTATAAAAAGTTACAGTATCTTCCCAATCTTCTATGGTTTCTGTAGGATAACCAGTAAACGTCGTGATAAAGTTTTTAATTCCATATTTAGACGACATTTCAAAATGGTAGTCAATGTCGAGATTTGAAAATTTCTTACCCATATGATTACGCACACGTTCACTGCCTGACTCTATACCTACTTGAAGATGATCACACCCGGAATCTCTTAACAGCTCATATAGATATTCCGGATGTTGATCTTTTGGGCGGATAATAAATTGTCCCGAATAAGTCATTGATTCAAAGCCCGAGATTGTTTTTTTTGCGTTTAATATTTCCTGCATGACTTCTTTAAATTGTTTCAATGATCCATTGATTAAGCTATCGTTAAAAAAATAATTAGTACATTCGGTTTCATTGTAATTTCTAATTATTTCTGCTACGATATGTTTGGCACTTCTAAATCTGAATTTTTTCCATATGGATCCAATATCACAAAATGTACATCGACGCACACACCCTCGACTACCGGTTATATTTATAGTAGGTGGTATTTTATTTTTGCTTAAAGTATTTGCATGACCATACTGCATTATATCAATTTTTTTATATGTAGGTAAAATTAAATTATCTAAATTATCGATCTGTGCAACCCACGCATCAGTTAATGTAGATTTAGAGTTTACCCCGATATCAATTTGACCGTGAAGGAAATTACTAAATGCGAAGTCACCTTCTCCTAATACAAAATAGTCTAATATACCTTTGTCAACTAAAATCCTTCCTGCTGTTTTTCCTATTTCCTGTTCGTAACTTATACCGGGACCACCTGCAATAGTTGTTACATTACTTTTCTTTTTTAAAGTAGCTAAAAATTTTTCTGTCCAGGCGATTTGCATGGCGCTTAGTGAAGTAATAGCAACCAGATCCGGATCATGAGCTAGAACTTTTTCTACGGCTTGCTCACTTGCTTCATTGACTATTTTCTCTATTTCTTCGTTGGGATAGACAAATTTCATATTATATGAACAGGCTTCTATCTTAGTCCAAACATCAATGTCATATGTTTGTTGTATAAACAGATTAAGATCAAACAATTCATAGTTAACTTGATTGTGATCACAGATTCCTGCTAAGAAGGCCAATCCTGCAGGCGCCCGATCGGTCGTCAACATCGCCGATGATACTAATACTGCTTTCTTATACTTAGTCATCTGTTTCTTTCAAAATTTTTCCAAATTCTTGATATTTTTTAATCATCTCTTGCCATTTTACACGTGTAGATTTTGTAGGAGGATTATATTTTTCATCATTCTCTGTCTTTTTATCTAATACCCAAGTAATTATTGGAGTTGCAAATGGCCAATCCCATACCCCGTTGACTCCCCAAATTTTAGCTTGTGGGTAGGTTGTATTATTAAATACATACGTTCCTAAATATGTAAACCACTCAGGTAATTTTATACTATCAACATATATATCTAATAATTCAACTAGTTGATCTTTCAATATGTTACCTTGCTGATCAACCATAGTATTATTAACAATTTTACCATAACGTTCTATAGATATGATATGATCGCCATCTAATACCTCAATTGGTACCGTTATTTCTTCTAATTCTGAAGTAAATTGACGGTCTTCATATAAGTCGTTATCTACTAATACCCGTATTTTTGGCCAACCGTTACATTCCGTTAGTTTAAATGTAAATTTTATATGATTCATTTGTATTTAACTTAATCTTCTGCTGTTTCCTCTTGTGTTTGTTCAACTACTTTTGACTCAGTACTTAGCAGGTTGACATTAGATGATAATTCTTTCATTACTTTGTCCAAGCAATCGTCTTCATTGCGTTCCCATGCTTTGCGGAATTGTTTAATAGTCGTTTTATCAGCAAAAGTGTAAACCAAACTGTTACCTTCTTTCTTAAGCAAGTTCTTAGCTTCCAGCATGTCTGTCAAGCCACTGTATGGACTCATACCAGTTTCATATGGAATTTCTACTTGTACTGACTCAAACGGTTTAGCATATCTGGTCTTCATAATCTTACATGCAGCACGGATACCGTTAACTGTTGTAGTCTTATTACCGTCAGCGTCTGTTTTAAGTTTAAGTTTTCGCATAGCTACAACGATACTTGATGCGTAAATAAAGCCTTGTCCGCCTGAAATCTTATCGTCAGGATCGAACATGTCTTGTGAAGCGTATGTGTGATTAGTTGCTACTAGACCAATGTTTAATGAACCAAACATATTCACACAGTTACGAACAAGTGCTGTAAGTGCTTTAGGTTTACGACCCATATCACCCTTCATTTCACCTGCTTCAAACTGGTTAACGTCTGTTGGAGTTAACATCATACCTAAACTGTCTAGAACAAATAATACTTTTGGACGTTCTTCTGCAGGTAATGTTTTGTATTCTTTAACAAAGTCACTGATAACTTTAGCCACGTCATCAATCATAGCCATGTTAAGTTTAAGTAGTTTTTCTTCACTAGTGTCTACACCAAGTGCGTGTAACCATGCTTCATCAAGTGCATTTTCTGTATCAATTAATATTACATAAATGCCTTGCTCTTGTGCGTGTCGAACAATATTACCTGAACAGATAAATGATTTTCCTGCGCCCGACTCCCCAGCAAACACTGTAACTTTACCCATCGGAATACCTTTGTTAAAGTCTCCACTTAGTAAGTAGTTTAATGTATAGTTGCCTGTTGAAATCCAGTCTGTAGGATCGTTAAATCCAATACCTAAACCTTCAATGCTTTTGGTAATCGACTTTCTAAATTTTGATATATCGAATGGTTTTGCCATAAATATTTGCCTCTCTATTAAAATATATAATACTTCTTTACTAATTGTAACATGCTTTTTGGTAAATGTCTAATTTAAACTGTTCATATACCCCTCAACTTGCTTTGTTCTTGTATGTATGCCAATGACTCTGGCGTGCCTTTATTTTCAATTGCTAATTCACTTGGTGTTGTTAGATAAGCGTAGCTATGGTCAATACCGTGTTCTTGAGCAAATGCTACGATGTTTGGCAAATCATCTACGTTTAATACACTTACAGTAGTCCACAGATTTAATTTTACAGGCATTGTTTTATATGTCATTAAGTTTTTGTAGAACTTGTCCCATTTAATTGGCCAACGTACAAAATCATGTACGGCGCCAATTCCATCTAAACTAACGGTCACAGTAATATCAATGCCGCGAGCCTTCAATGGCAACAATTCTTCTAATACTTTACTACAGTTTGTATTAAGCCTGACTGATTTTACATTCTTAGGTAAATTTGCTAGTAAGTGCTTATAATTTTTACTATGACTTGGTTCACCGCCATTGATATCCAAATGAATAATACGTTCTTGTGGTAATTCCCAAAACTTGTTAGCATTGTTGATTTTAATGTATTTTTTATTAGTCAAACTACCAATTTTAGTACTAAGTTGTTCGTTACAGGTTAGACAGGCACTATTACAAACATTGTCTAATACCCCGCCAACTATCAAATAGTCTTTGCGTATCTTTTTAAAAATTTGGTCTCGTTTGATGCTATCTAGTCTGATGCTAGTATTAGATTCTTGTTCTGTTGTTTTACAGCGGTGACATTCCGCGGGCCAAGCATCACGGGACATTTTATCTTTTATATCTACGATCCAATCACTGGATTCTAGTTCACTGTATGAGTTAAATCTAGGACCAGCAGTCATATGGCCGCAACAACCGACTGTGCCGTCAGGATTAAATCTAACAAAATGGTCTAGTCTAGGACAATACATGAGCGCATGCCTTGGGATCTTTCTCTTTAAGATATTTTAATATCTCATCAAATGTCATACTTTCGCCGACTAAGTTTAATAATAGATTATCAATTCTTAAATACATTTCATTGTGTATGTTAGTGGTTAGTCTATCTACTACTTCAGCAGATAATAATGGGGTTTCATTGGGCTTTATATTCAATGGTGTAAAATTTTTTAAACTATCCATGCCTAATAGATGTAGTTTGGTATGTTTGTCAGCATATCTAGTTAGATTGACTATCCAACTGAACTGTGGTGCGTAGTGTCTATTCAAAAATAAATATGTTTCAGCAAAATAAATTACGGTGTCTAAATCTAGTTGTGGATTTTCTTGTTTAGTATTATAGACGTAAGTGTTAAATCCTGAAATAAATCGTTCTTGCGGATTTCTTATGATTATGTTAATATCAGATAATTTTCTTATCTGCTCATTGAATAGAATCTTTAGTTGTTGAGCTTGTGCGTATTCGGTAAGACTACTACTACCATTTTTAAAAATGGGGTAGATGTACCGTTGTGAAGCTTCTATTTCTATAACTTCACAACGGTTTGGATAGATTATGTCATCTAATCTACTCAACATCTAGATTGTACTACTTAGCTAGTCTTCTGACGGTTACGGATCATCGCTAGGATGTCTTCAGCTCTAGCCGCGCCACCTGCTGGAGGTGTTGCAACCGGTGCTGTAGGAGCTGCTGGTGCAGCCTCTGCGATCACGGGTGCCGGTGTGTCTTCAATTTCATGCACATCACCATGACCATCAACTGTCAGTGTAGGAGCGACCACTGCTGGAGCAGATGATTCAGCTGTAACGATCGTTACGCCTCTTGGTTTGTAGTAGTTACCCCAACGATCTACGTCATATGCTTGACCATCTACTGATGCTTCAAACATTTCTTTCATAACTTTAAGTTCAACTTCGCTAGGTTTCTTAGGTAAGAAATCTTTCAAGTTGTATAAGCCATGAGTTTCGATCGCCGCAGCTTCTTCTGCTGTTAGTGCAGATTCTTTGCGTGACCATTTACTTGTTGAGTAGTCAGCATAACCACCTTTTGATGTTTTAGTAACTGTAAAGTCTAAACCACCTTGATAGTCTGTTGGAAGGTTTTCTAGTTCTGGATCTAACAATGCAGCTTTTACTAGATTGAAAATCTGTGGGCTGATGATAAATCTACGAATTGGGTTTTCTGGTGTCTTGTCGTCTGCAAGTGGATTCTCACGCACAAAACCTTGGAACAAGTATGATCTTTTCTTCCAATACTTACGACCCATTTCTTCTAGACTTTGGTCTTTAAACCAAGTACGTACTTCTGCTAAGATTGGACATGCTTCACCCCACATCTCAACGCATGGTACTTGAACTGTGACTGGTTTACTGTCTGCTTGGCCTTTGACGCCAGCAAATGGTAAATTGATCATTGCTCGTTCTACCCAAAAGAATGTGTTTTTTGTGTCTGCGTCTGGAAGGAATCTAATGCGAGCGTTTGTGCCTTCTTGGATGTTCCAGTGTGCGTAGATAGCGTTGTCGCCACCACTTTGTGAATTACCGCCTGTGCCACGGTTTTCTGATGCTTGTAACTTTGCACGGATTTCTGCTAATGATGTTGCCATGTTGTTTCTCCTTAAGTTGGTCTTTAATATGCCTAAACGTGTTATGCATCTTAACATAATACGCTAATATTATTTATGTCGCAAGACTAATTTAGCCAAAATTTTAGTCAAAACAAAAGGGCCTCGAAGACCCTTTTGGTGATTTAGTATTTTATTTTACGCCTGCTAGTTTCCTAAGTTGTTGTTGTTCTTGATCGTATTGTGCTTTTCTCTTGTAAGCAGGTTCAGCAGTATTAATACCTGCCCATGGTTGTTTTTCTCTTTGAGCTGCTGGGTTAACGCCTGGTAACGTGCCTGTGGGTTGTCCTGGAGTGATGCCTTTACGTTGGAATGTTGGTTTATCGTATGGTTTGTAATCAGGATTGTCTGGCATTTCTATCGCTTCTTTGGCTACCTTTTCTGCATCTAATTTTTTAATGTGATATATTTTATCATCAACTTGTATAGTATAATTTTCTTCCATGTCACCTACTACTTTGCCTGAGATTTTTGGTTGAGTTTTATCTCTGATCATATCGCCTACATTGATTGATCCTTCGTTTACTAATTTTTCAAATGTTTCTTCTAATGTTTCGTCTTTAGCCATCTTTTCTGTTCGTCTGCGAGCAACATCACTCATGTGATGGATCTTACCAACAGGATCTTTCTTCTTAGTTTGTTTTTTCCAATCACCTTCGTGTTCCCAGCCTGTTAATTTGCCTGTTTTAGGATCATATTTAATAGTATCTTTTTCTTCATTGACTTCATTGTCTTTGTCAAATTCTTTCTTTGTGATAAAATGATTTTCATCACAGCAACCAAGTTTGTCATCACGTGGATCACCACAATAGACACATACCTGTTCACTGTCTTCAATATCTCGTTCTTCTGTTACTTCTTTACTTTCGATACCGGCGTCCTGTTCAATTTGGCGAACCCAGCCACTGACATCGCTAGTACCAATTTCTTCAACAGGTGCAGCATATTCTGCTATTTCACGTGCCGCTTCTAATACACTATCTGGACCTAGTTTCATCAATAGTTCATGATGGCTGTGTGCAATCCTGCGTATGATAGCTGATTGGATCGCTTCGAAACCACCATCATCATCTTCTTCGTCTTCTTTTACTGTATCTTTGTATAAGTCGTCAATGTCACCTAGGTAACCATCGCAGGCGTGTTCTTCATCATGTGGACAATCACCGCCGCAATATTTGCAATCTTCTTTGTCTTCTTCGTAGACCACACCATCTATACCACTGTTGCTTGAGCCATAAGTGTTACCTTCGTCTACTTCTTGATTGTCTTCTGCTGGTTCTGCTGGTGTATCTTGGTCACCGATTTCATTCATGATCTGTTGATAGATGTGTGGTAGGTTATCCTGTAGCCAATCAACTACTAGGTCACGTGCATCTGCTTCTGGATCTGATTTAGCCAGTTCTCCTAGACGATCAAACAGTCTGTCGTCACCGATGATATTGTACAGTGCGTTAGTAGCGTTCTGCCCATCTACTCCTACTGGCAAGGGTTGATTTAGTACATCGATCAACTTAGCAACTTCATCATCACTGTCTGGCACTGCCCAGGTACCTTCGCTGACCGTGTCAGCCCAGCTTTCAAATTGTTCTGCAAATTTATTTTCTTTCTTCATGTTATATGCCTTATGTACCAAAGGTAATGCTTCCTCTAACCGTTCATCAAATGTGCGTTTAACGAAACGCTCTTTCATTTCATCTGTATCAACTTCTGGAATATAGCTGGTTGATGTTGCTACAAATTGTTCTGCGCATTTTTTGTAACCTTTCTTGCCTGTCATGCGAGTTAGTGTGTTATTTAATAGGCCATGATATTCAAATGCTGCTTCTACCATCGCGTGTGTTTGCGTGTCTTCAAATGTTCTGTAGCGGACTTTGTTCAAAAATGGTTTAAGTTTAGCCGCTTCTATAGCCATTTCACAGATGTGTCGACCTAAATCATCGTGTAGATCGCCACCTTGTTTGAAATGCTGTGCTACTGCACGGGCTAGTTTCAAGCTCTTGACTGGCATCTTGAAACGCTCACCTTCTTGATTTTCAACATAGATATTGTTAATATGATGTGCTCGGGAACGGCGATTTTCTTCATCTATGATAGGTTGGCTGTGGCGAACTATGATGCGTACAGGACCTTTCTTTTCATAGCTTGATCGTCGGGTACCATATAGGCTTTCGCTGACTACATCGTCTCTAGTATAGGTATCATCTGACTTGCTGATCTGCTGTATATCACGATGTTTTAGTGTTGAGCGTGTGATATCTCTGGGCTCAAAGCTCAACAGATTACGCTTGGCAAATTCACGCAGTTCACGCAGGAATCTATACCATTCTTTTTTGTGTTCGTCATCTAGATCATCGCTGATATTCTTGCTAAAATAGACTTTTAGACTAGTTTCATCTATCAGGCTGATGGTGATATTACCGTGATCATGGTCATCTATCACATAGTCAAAGTTGAAAAAACGTGCAGATTCTGGATCTGTAGTGGCCTTGGCTTTATCATCGCCCAAACTGACATCCTCGAATCTATCACGGATTTTCTCAAATAGGCCTTCTGCTATCTTGTTAATTTCTCTCATGTAAGTATTTATCTATGTAATGAAGAATGGCATGGGCTCGATCACATCTTCCAAGCTGTCTTTCATGGTCAAATCCAGCTGGCTGTCAAAGCTCTGCAACATCTGCGCCATGCGTACTATTAGTATCAAGCTCATTACTAGATCGTCAGTTTCGCCTGGTTTTGCCGCATAACTACTGCCATGTGCTACAAAAGTCTTGAGTTCTGATATCAATGGACGGCTGACGATCGTCATGCGTTTGGATTCTATTAGATTTTTAAGTTTAGCGCAGGCTGATATCTTGCTGGAATTAGTGGTATTAAATCCCTTGCGATAACGCCGGCCAGATCCCATGCGTTTAGATTCGCTTAGGAATATGCCCTTGATGTTCTCTTCACCAATTTCACTGATGCTGATCAGAGCCGCTTCGCCTACGGTGTTATTTTCTACACTGTAGTAAATATTGTTGGGATTGACTGTTTCGGCGAGATATTTGGTTATTTCTGTTAGGATCCCTACCTGTTGCTGTATGGGTGTGCGATTATGCTGCCACTCACCTACTTGCCTAAATGTAGGCAATTCAAATATCTGTATACCTGCAGGATCTCCACCCGTGCCTAAGCTGGGATCTAAAGACACCACATAGGTATATTGCGCTTCTGGACGTTTATACCAGCGCACTTGCCCCTGGCGTTCTATGGGATCCAACCCTTGCATTTCGACTAAGAAACTAGGACTGATTAGGGTTTCTTCCCAGATGATGAATTCACAATCCATTTCACGGCGGAAACGTTCATCACCTAGCTGTGCTCGTTGTTGTACGGCCCAAGCTTCATCACGATCTGGGTGTTCGTTCCAATAGCTACGGAATGCTTTGAATCCATTGATGCCAAGTTCAGTTGGATTACCAAACTCGTCAAACTGCTTGTTAGCACCTTTCCATAAGGTAGCAAACTGATCTTCATCGCTGTTAGGGGTACTAGTGATAATACATTTACCACCAGTGGCTAATGTAGGACTGATTGAAGTCCAGAATTCACGACCTATAGTAGGGCGAACGAAGGCAAACTCATCAGCATACAGCAATGAAATACTCAGGCCTCGACCTGTATTTTCTGTTGTTGTAGCTGATATAATACGACTACCATTATCAAAATCTATACTACCTTTGTTGTAACTCACCGCACCTGCACGTATGAAATCCGGCACGCTTTCGTAAGCGTAACGGATACGTTGCATGATTTCTTGTGAGCCTGTGTATTTGTGTGCGGCAATTAGGATAGTGCTGTCAGATTTAAACATAGCATACCAAAGTAGGTATCCCGCTGCTGACGTTGACTTACCTGTTTGCCGGGGCATTAGACTGATGCTAAAGCGATAGTTATGATAGGTATGGATTAGGCGTTTCTGATAGTTAAATGGTGCATACAGCATACGTCCTCGAGTAGGATGCTGTATGTAAAAGTAGTTGCTCATAAAGTATTCAGGGCCCGTGCTAGGGTCTGCGCACTTTGCGAATTCTCTTAATTGTTCTTCAGTAAAGCTCTCACGGGTATGAGGCTTCTTTACTAGAACACTATCTGTTCCTTTAGCCGTTGCCATACTATTACTTATCAAGTTTAATTTTTACTTTACTAGAACCACTTCTTCTTCCTATATAAAATCTTCTGCAAAACTCATCAATATTAGTTTCGTTGATGATCGAATCCAGTATCAGAGTTGTTTTTCCAGATGCTTCCTTAGAAAAAAATGTTTGATTATAAATGTTGCTGTCTATGTCGATGTGGTAAGGATATTTTTGCTTAAAATCAACATTAAAATGTTTTTGAAATAACACTAGTTCATCAATCTCTGATATTTTATAACTATTTCTTACAAAATTTTCTAATTCGGTCTGAACCTGTGTTAGTTCAACCGGAAACACTCTAGTAGAATTCCATATTATATTTGTTCCAGATTTAAATTTTGACGACGAATCTAATCGCCCTGTATTAAGATAAGAATTTATAATATTTTTTACATTCTTATATTCTTTATTCAATATACCGTTTGACTTTATTATAAAATCATATAATCTATTATAGAATGTTTCATAACTTATACTGTGTGCATTATTTAGATATCTACTATAAATCTGACTGTAACCAATATAATGAAAAGTAGTCATCATCCAACTAAACATAAACGATTCTATTAGTTCAGATATATCCATATATTTTGTAGCTCGAATTAATTTTTGTTTCTCAATTATTGAATCAGTCAAATCATCTTTGCCGCTTAAATAATTTTCTACCTCAATCAATTCAAGTTGGTGCTTTTCTATCTGTTCAACACTGTTAAGTTCTGAATTTTCCAAAATCATTGTCAAATAAACATCTACCGTTGAGTGCTGATTATGATTTAATAATGCAAAATGACCTAATCGCCACGATTCATTGGTCTCAAACGGCAAGCCTAATATCAATTCAGAATAAACAGGAACACCAGCTATTTCACATTTAGGCAAAAGTGCCGCCATATTACTTAAATCCATATTTTTTCTTTTAATTTCTGTTAGCACTTCATCAGACATGCTTTGCACAGAAACTGTTAATCCCCTAGGCCCTAATATTTTTGCTATTTCGAGCACTTTAAGGCTGGACGTTTTGTTCCAACTAACTGATAATGTGCGGGGATAACCTGTTGTTCTTTTGAGTCTATCTATTTCTATTGCTATTTGTTTATCTCGTTCTACAAAAATACCAAAATTAGCATCTGGTATAGCGATATATTCTATTTTATGTTTTGATGCCCACTCTAACTCTTCAAATACTCTTTCAAGATTAAATTTTTTTATTTTACTATAGGTAACTCCGCCCCAATCACAAAACGTACAGGAAAACGGGCATCCCCTGTTTGTTTCTAAAATCATCTGCCATTTAATTGAATCATTTGATACTAATTGATCAAATACTCCTGTTAAATACGGACTTGGTATGCTATCTAAATTATCTATTCTAGCCGATGAATAAACTTTTTTAATTATTCCGTTAGTAAGAATTGTATCTAAAACATCCTTAAAAGCATATTCTCCTTCTCCGTTAACAATACAATCTACATATGGGTGATTTTTAAAGAATAATTTTTGGAATGGTTTATTAGTTACTTGCGGACCACCAAATACTATTAAGGAGTCAGGGAATTCTTTTTTAATTTGTTTGGCTAACTCTTTGTTATATTCCCAATTCCAGACATAACAACTAAACGCTACAATTTTGGGAGTTTCTAATCGAGATATTATTTGTTTAATATTTTCTCGTTTAAAAAATATTTCACCTAATTTAAAATTATTTTTTATGTTGTCAAATTGTGAAACATAACTCCATAATATTCCAACAGAATAAGGCAAAAAATATTCAGGTGTTGAAGTAGGGCCAAAATCAAAATTTGGCTGAACCAAATATACATTATACATAGAATTATTTATGAACTACCGGTGCTACCGGTAATTAATTACCAGGGCTTTTCGCCGGTTAGATATGGTTTTGAGAACCATAATTGGAACCATTCTGGGGTTCCTGGTTGGACGTTGTGTTCTTTTTGATATTGTATTTTTTCGTTGGCAGTTATGCTCATATTACTGCCTTCTGTGCTAACTGTACCTTCGCCTTTGTATTCCTGTAGGCGACCAATGTTTTGTGTGATGCCGGCTAGTTGCTTGATTTGGTCTATATCGTCCATGTTAAACTCCGTATTTGTTACGTTTAGGTTTAGCGACAGGGCTGACTTTGTTAATTTTTTCTAATTCTTCACTGCCTTTTCCGCTGTGTTTTCTTATTTTTAATCCAAATTCTTTACGTGCATGATCGATGATTTCTTGATCAGCATCACTATATCCAACCGTTGTAAATTCACTACCTATTGGACCTAGGGGATCAACTACATCATCGGGACTTCTAGCCAACGCCATACCAAATCTATAGGCTACATAAGGATGTGAATTATTATCTAAATATGGATAACTATCTACGTTTGATAGAGATTGGCGAGTTGACTTACGAAACTTACCTCTTTCTAATACTTCTGTGATAATCTCATTAATTTTCATAATCGTCTTGATCTTCGTCTTCATCACCGCTGTCAATTAACATACTGCGTAGGCTAGCTACGCTGCCTGGTTGGCGACGATCATCTATGAAGCTTTCTAAATGTGGTGTAAGATAGCTACGGATTTGTCCTGAGAATGGGCCTGGAAGATCGCGACCATAGCGTGCCAGATCACTAGCGATGCCCGAAGCTTGATTGAGATGTTCTTCAAGTTGATCTAGCATATCGCTGAGATGTGCTCGATCTACGGCATCTTCTTGGATAGGTTCGCCTGCAGCAATAGCGTCCATCATCTCAACAAATTCTTTTAACTCTTTCATAATTATGCCTTAACGTCGTTGATCATACTTTCGTATGCTTTCCAAAGACTTTCTTCTTTAGCTTCTGCTACTGCCATTGGATTGTCACCACGGAATGGTTTATCACTGTATGCTTTCTTAGAACGATGTAGATCAGTACCACTCGGAATAGCTGCATCTGTGCCTGCAACTTCTTCGCGTGGTGTGTTTGTGTATTCTATGTCACGCTCTTTAGGACCTTCTTCAGCAACAACTTCTTCAGCCATCGCTGGTTGTGCTTGGATAGCAACAACTGGCATACCACTTAGCTTGCGGATTAGATTAACTACATCTTCTTCACCGTTTGCTGATACATTAATGTTGATATCTTCTTTTACTGTATATTTTTTACCGTCCACTTCAAACTCCTTTTTCCCTTCAGCGCGAGCTTTGGCTAGTGCACCTGAGAATTCGTTACCTTCACCTACTTCTTCTTCACTTACTAATACTTCATCTTCAGCGTCTTTGATGGGTGTAGTATCAACCCCTGCAGCTGCCAAGAACATTTCTTTTTTAAATCTTGGATTTTGTTGTTTGAATATGTCTGCATGATACATGGCCAATTCAGTACGTTTGGCTATATCTGGAATCGATTTAAGCAAGTCTGCTACCATGCGGAAATCTTTTCTTGTTGCAGCTTCATTTAATTCATCTTCGCTACAGCCCATACCTTCGTCCATGGCTTTTTCATCTTCACAGCAACAAGGGTCAGCATTGCATTTTGAACAACCTGCATAGGTCAATGGACTTGCTGAGTCACCTGGTACCATTGGATTGAAGTCCTCACGTGCTAGGCCTGCTAGTTTAGCGATTTCTGCTAGCTCGTGTTCTGCATCTAATAGAGGTTCCTCACTGACGAAACTGTTCATCGGTGCACCACATTCCATAGCTTCTTTTTCTTTGCTATCACAGAAATGGCTGTATGATGTAGCACAGTCACTGATAAAGTCTTCATCATAATGGACTAACCAACGAGCTGCCTTTGGTGTCATTTTCATTTCAATCAATTCGTCATAAACTGCTTTAACGAACGCTTCTGAATTGCAGTCTAATCCTGGTTGTTCATCTGATAGAATACGACCAACTGTTTCATAAGTATATTCACTGCTTTCTGGGTTACGTCCTTCATGGACCATTTTATGTTTTTTCATTTCTGCTTTGGAATTTTTAATAGTGTCACCAAATTTTGTAGCTTCTTCTACTTGGCCTTTGTTGTGTGCTTTCCAAGCAGTAGCATAAGCGATGCCTTTTTCTTTCTTAGATAGTTTGCCATCTTTGGCATAACCTTTCTTGATGTGTTTAACCATGCGTTCTGCTTTAGCGCCTGGAGGTGCTACTTCGTCAACTTGTTTAGCATCCTTGGCTGCTTTCTTCATAGGTTCTGTTTTGTTGCCATCTTTATCGAGATCGATATAGTCTGGCTTAGCTGATTCATCAAACTTGTCATGTTTAGCACGGATACTAGCCATTTTCTCTTTGCTTGCGCCTTCACGACCTGCTTTTTGTAGGGCTGCCATCCCATCTTTACCATATTTCTTTTTACCTAGATATGCTTGTAGGCCACTTTCATCTACTTCATCTTTTTCTTCATCATCTTTTTGTGCGGCACCACCATAAGCACGACCTTTAACAACACGTGTTGATGATTTGCTATCATAATCACCTTTCTCAGCACGTTCATCTTCTTGTTTGTCTTTAAGTGCTTGTAGGCGTTTGCGTTTAGCTACAGCATCACTATCTGGTTTTGCTGGCTCTTCGTCTTTAGCATCTTTAGCGGCCTTCTTCATTGGCTCTTCAGTGTCGCCATCTTTGTCAAGATCTAAGAAGTCTGGTTTAGCATCTTCTTTGAAGTTCATGAATCGCTCCATGAGGCTTTCTGCTATTTTTTCTAAGTTTTTCATACCTGGGTTTCCTAAAAATTTTTTATTTTCAAACTGTGGATCTAAATAAGGATCACGTGCTCCGGCTGGCAATTTTTGTTGTGCTAGATCAGGTTGATCAAACATATCAGGAGTTTGCCCTTTTTTCAACTGCTGTTGAGTTGTTTGTGGAGCAGTGATCTTACGTGGAGAATTCATATTTTGTAAGAACCAATTTAATTGTTCTCTATCACTCAACACTGAGTTAATCATAGCTGTTCTTTGTGCAACTCTCATTTTTGTGAACACTGTGATCATTCTATCAATAGTAGCTTTTGATAGGTTAACCGCACCGTCTGGAAATTCTAATTTAACAGACTGTTGCGGTGGTGTAGGTGCAGGTTGTCCTGGTTGCGGTGGTTCTTGTAAATGTTCATAATATTCAGCCATTGCACCTGACCAGTCAGACAACGCTTGTGAATTTTTTGCTGCTACGGGATTATATTGCTCATTTAATTCTATAGATTCGTTATTTGTACCGAAAGTCTTTTGTCCACCAGCATATTTTTTTGTTTGTGTCTTCATTGGTACAGGTTGATCCTTTGATGCTGGTGCAGATTTTTGTTGTGTCTTTGAAGTTGTTGATTTTGGTGCAGGAGTAATTGGCAAATCAGTACCAAATCTGGATTTTATGACCTCTGGACTCCAACCAGTTGTACTAGTAGTCGCTGTTGTATCTAGTTCTTTTTTATCTGTAGTGCCTGCATCAGCAGAACCATCAGTTGGTTGGGCTTGGATTGATGGTTGCTCTTTTTCTTTCGCTTTGGCCTTTTGTTTGGCTTTGGCTACAATCTCTTTACCCTGCGCGGCTATTTTTTCTGGAGCAGCGCCAGAGTCTTTTGTTGCCTTAGCAAAATCCACAGCGGCCTGGGCCTGTTGTTGGACTGGTAAGTCAGCGGCAGCTACTTGTTGAGTGAAATCTTGGAATCGTTTTTCCTGTGCATCATAGCGTGCATTAGCAGCCACGATAGCCTGTTCTGTTCGTTTTATTTCTTTCTGTTGGGCATCTATAGTAGCCTTGGCGTTGTTTATCCACTCGCCGGTTTCTCTATCGCGCTGATCGAGTTCTTCAGTCTTATCGCCCATCGCTGCGACTACTGCTTCTAGATCGCTAGCAGTTTCAGGATATTTGGCCTTGGCCAACTGGACTGTTCGCTTGGCTTTGGGATTTAACCAATTACCTTCACTCTCATCTCCAGGATTAAATTTACTGAATTTTTTTTCTAACAGACTAACAGCACTAGATAGATCATCGGGGTCTATGCTTTCTACGATGGGATCAGCTTCAACGGTACCAGATGGCATCTTGCCCATAGCACCATTTAATTTAGATAAGATATCGTAGATATTTTCACTCATGCTATTTTGCGCTCGGTATCTTGTTTTGTTTGCTTAATGGAGCATCCTTACCGCTCGGAATATCATTAGTAGTCTTACCATGTGCAGGATTTGCAACACCACCAATGGTATTGTCGCTGCCTGCGATCTCAAACTCTGCTGGTTTGCTTAATTCTTTAAGTATGGTTCCTGCTTCGCTATAAGCCTTGCTGGCTGCTTTTTGATCTGCATCAGCTTCTGGAAGAGGTTTAGTTAGTTCTGCATCACCTTGTTTGTATTCTTTGATCTCGCTTTGTCCATCGACATCCCAGCGCCAAATTTCTTCTGGATGATTCTTAGGAACGACTACAACATTGGCGATAGGACAACCAAGACGTTCTGCTACGATCGTACGTAGTTGTTGATCATTCACTGGATATTTTAGCACAGCATCCATCAAGAATACTTCGCAGTTAGGAATACTAGGGAAATCAATGTCGTTGGCCTTGATCGGCAAGCGTTTAGCTGTGCTGACACTTTCCACTGCATATTTAGATAACCCAACCTTAAGACCATCTAACTGATCCTTGGGATCACAGTTAGCGATCTTGATGCGGAATTCGTAGGTTTTTTGTACTTCACTTAGATATTTTAAAAAGTTTTTCATATGAATGTATCCTATTAGTGTTATTTATCAAGAATCCGGAGATTATTTACCTAGGATCTGCTTGAGCAGTTCGTTGCGATCTAATACCACACCCTTGCCATCTGCGGCATCTACTAGTTTGTCACCGTCATTTTTGGCATTTGCTTGGTCTAAACGAGCCTTTTTCAGCTGTAGATCTACCATACGTAGCTTTTTATCTAGCTTGGCTTGCTTGGCTGTAATAGCATGTCCTAACAGGGTGCCTGCTGTGGCTAGGATGTGTCCGCTGAAGCGTGCTTCAACGTTCATGCCTAGATCAATTAGGTCCTGGAATTTTTCTTTAGCAAGATCGCTGAGCTCATCTAGCTCTCGATCGCTGACGTCTAAGTCTGCTACGAATGGTAGTGCGGCATCGATCTTATCAATGGCTAGATCAACTTCTTGTATGATAGCGCGATTTTCTTCAATAGTAGATTTGGCTTCTTCTGAAGTAGTAGTGTCAACAGGTGGCAGGTTAAATAGTTCTTCTAGTTTTTGTGTCATGCATGTATTTACCGCTTCTGATTCTTGAAGATATCGTATTCGGTTATGACGCGAAATCGCATGTTATTGGCGCGAGCCCACGAATCCGCGGCCGCCCACTTGGCCATGTTCATGGCTACACTTAATTTATCGCGATAACTGCGTGCTGATTCCATGGTAGTCTCAGCTGAGGGCTTTACTTCTACTAGTTCAGTATGTTGCTTTTGATTAGCGTCTACATAAACTATGAGAAAGTCTGGCACGTAGATAGTATTCTTACCGCTGACGGGATTGAAATAGGGTATTTTCACGCTCTCTGACGTCCAATTTAACACCGCTGGATTGTTGTCAGCGAAGCTCATGAAAGCAAATTCCCAACTGCTGCGATAGGTAGGACTGCGCTTGCCCATATATTTTTCGGGATTCTTGACAGTGTATTTGCCGCTAGCGTACTTGGCCATTATGCTAAGATAGTTCTCTGTATGTATTTGCCAGTCCTGGGACTGTTACTTAATCCAAGTAAACTGGTTCCCACGCGATTAAGATTCAACAGCATGGTCAAATATGCGTCAAGTTCGCTGAGATTATTATAAGGCAGGCTAGGACCCGGTTTAGCATACTGTTTTGATCCTGCGTTCCAGTTTCCTGTATTTGGATTATAGACATTTGTGTCTTGTGCATCGCTATTGGTTTCACTGGAATATGTAGGACTTGTTAGCCTATTTTTGTCACTGAATTTTTTCA